GGGGTGCGCGGCGCGCGAAGCTTTTTTAGTGATAGAATTTCTCTAAACTAATTTTATGTGACTTTACATTTTGGTTCTTTTCAACAATAATTCCTTAATAGGAGAGAGTATGGGATCAACTGGTGGTGTTAAGCTTGGTTCGAGTTATGACGCTGCAAGGACAAGAAAGGTCAACGCTGAAGCTGAGATTGCAGAGCTTGAGTTGGCAAAGGTACACGGGACGCTTGTTGTAGCAGAGGACGTTGTAAAAGCTTGGACTGATGTGTTAGGGGCTTTGAAGGGTAAGTTATTAAGTATACCGACAAAAGCAGCACCCGTTGTATCTGTGGAATCAGAAGCTTCTGTATGTCAAGACATATTAGAAGATTTGCTGAATGAGGCGTTAGAAGAACTTACAACATATGAGCCAAGCGTTAACCCATCATCCACAAGCAGATCTGTTGACTCATCTGAAAACAGCGATGCAAGTGCTGAAGCCACCACCAAGACTAAGCGTAAGTCAGTGGGCAGACCAAAAAAGACGACTAGACTCACAAACTAGCGCAGAGCCAGGAAGCTGGCATACCAGTAGAGCAGAATATCAAAGAGGCATAATGGACGCTTGCTCTGATCCTAAGATAAGAGAAGTGGTTGTAATGTCTGGCGCGCAACTTGGTAAGTCAGAAGTATTATTAAATATTATTGGTTATCACATCGACAGTGATCCATCGCCTATCTTATGCTTACAACCTACGTTAGAGATGGCGCAGACGTTCTCAAAGGACAGAGTCGCAAATGGTTTGTTACGTGCGACTACGTGTTTGAAGGGTAAAGTAAAAGATCCACGCGCTCGAGATTCGGGTAATACAACATTACATAAATTATTTCCTGGTGGCAGTTTGACCTTGGTTGGCGCAAACTCCCCAAGTGGTTTGGCAAGTAGACCTATTCGTCTGGTTTTGTGCGATGAGGTAGATCGATATCCACCTAGTGCTGGTACGGAAGGCGATCCAATACAATTAGCGCGCAAACGTGCAGCTACGTTCTGGAACAGAAAGATTGTTATGGTGTCTACCCCTACTAATAAAGATGCTAGTAGGATTGAAGAAGCTTTTGAACAATCCGATCAAAGATATTATCAAGTACCTTGTAAACATTGCACGACTTATCAGAAATTAAAGTGGTCAAATGTTCAATGGGAAAAAGGTGACCCTGATTCTGCAAAATACCTTTGTACTAACTGTGACACTTTGTGGACAGATTCGGACCGAAGATGGTCAATCCGTAATGGTGACTGGATTGCGGATGCAGATTTTACTGGCGTTGCTGGTTTTTGTATCTCTGGATTATATTCACCTTGGACACCATTGGCAGATGGTGTACGTGACTTTTTAGCTATGCGTAAAAATCCAGAACAATTAAGAGTATGGACTAATACGTATTTAGCTGAAACATGGGAAGATCAAGGAGAAACGATAGACGACTATTCTTTGACCGAGCGAAGAGAAGCATATGGAGAAAATATACCCGAAGAAGTTATATTCCTAACGTGTGGTGTAGACGTACAGAATGATAGATTAGAATTGTCTATTATTGGATGGGGAAGGGATGACGAGTCTTGGGTAATTAGTCATGACGCTATCTACGGTGATCCATCTACTCCCCAATTATGGACAACATTAGATACAAAGTTATTCACTACATATTTAACAAATGATGGTAGAACATTACCTATAAGGGCTACTTGCGTAGATAGTGGTGGACATTTCACGAATACTGTATACTCGTATTGCAAGAAGAACTATGCAAGGCGTGTTTTTGCAATAAAGGGTATTGGTGGCGAAGGAAAAGCCATTGTTGGTAGACCGTCAAAGAATAATATAGGCAAATGCCTACTATTTCCTGTTGGCGTTGATACAGCAAAGGATCTTCTATTCGCACGTTTACGAATTAAAGATGAAGGTGCTGGATATATTCATTTTCATGATGATTTGAATGATGAATACTTCAGACAACTTACAGCAGAAAAGATTGTAACAAAATTTTCTCGTGGATACAAAAAGAGGGTATTCCAGAAAATAAGACCGCGTAATGAAGCGTTAGACTGCTTTGTGTACGCGATTTCTGCTTATGCGATATTAAATGTTGATATTAACGCATTAGCAGATAAAAGAGAGGCGCAAGAGAGAGCGACACCTCAAAAGGAGAATCTTGTGCAACAAAAACAATCTTTCGTGCCTAAAACGAAAAAGAGTTTTGTTAATTCGTGGCGATAAGGTAAAAACATGGCAAACGCATTTGACGCTACCAACGCTCCAGAAAATGAACCAGCAGAAATTGTTGTTGGTGATTTTGCACAATGGAAAAGATCAGATCTCGTAACCGATTACCCAACAAATTCTTTCACAGCTAAATACGTAGCAAGGATTACTGGTGGTGGTGCGAATGAGATCACCATTACTGGAACTGGTCAGACAACACATTATTTATTTACTGTAAACAGTGCGACCAGTGCAAACTTCAACGCTGGTCATTATTACTATCAACTTGAGATATTACGTAACTCTGACAACGAAAGAGTGGTTGTTGATCGAGGTTCGTTTGATATCTTACCAGATTTAGATGTAAATCAAGCAGATCCGCGATCTCATGCAGAGATTATGCTGACTAAAATAGAAAGTTTGTTGAGTGGCAAAGCAGACAGTGACGTTGCTAACTATAGTATTGCTGGAAGATCACTAACAAAACTTACATTTGAAGAGTTAAGAGATGCAAGAGATTTCTATAGACAGGAAGTTTTGCATGAAAACAACGAATTAGATCTTAAAAATGGCAGAAAAGGGTCTAGCACAATACAAGTGAGGTTCTAAATGGCAATTTTGGACATTTTTAAGGGTAAACCAGAGAAAAAAAAGCAAATGTTCAAGCGAAGTTACGCTGCCGCTAATACAGGCAATCTTTTTGCAGATTTTAAGGGTTCGGAACGCTCATCTGACTCTGAATTACGTCCAGCGCTCAAAACAATACGATCTAGGGCGCGAGATCTAGCGCGAAACAACGAATACGCAAAAAAATACTTAAATCTACTTAAGAATAACGTAATTGGAGACAGAGGGTTTACTTTACAGGTCAAAGCGACTGATTCCGTAGGTAGATTAGACCAAGATGGTAACAGCAAAACAGAACACGCGTTTAGAAAATGGGGTAAATTAGGTAATTGTACTGTGGATGGCACTCTTTCATGGGTAGATGCACAGAAGCTTGCAATAGAATCTCTAGCGCGTGATGGTGAAGTATTTATCGTTAAACATCGAGGAGCAAAGTTTCATGATTCTTTTGCAATAGAGTTTATAGAACCAGATCAGATTGACGAGCAAAAGAACGAAAGATTGCCTAATGGCAACAGTATACGAATGGGTGTAGAGCTAAATAAGTTTAGAAAACCTGTTGCATATCATGTGCTTACGTATCATCCTGGCGATTATGACTTTACTACAAGTGCCAAAACGCCTAAGCATGTAAGAATACCAGCAAACAAGATGATTCATTTATATGATCCCATACGTGCTGGACAAACGCGTGGAGAGCCTTGGATGACAAGTGCGATACCAGCTATGAAGCAGTTAGGCGCATTAAGAGAAGCGGCAATAGTAAATGCCAGAATTGGCGCATCTAAAATGGGATTTTTCACTAGTCCAAGTGGAGATGGATTCATAGCAGATGATTTGCAAGCAAACATGCCTATTATGGAAGCATCACCAGGTACGTTCCATCAATTACCGAATGGTATAGATTTTAAGACGTTTGACCCGCAATATCCTAATAACGAATTTGATGCGTTTCATAAAGCAGTGTTAAAAGGTATCGCGTCTGCTTTAGGCGTTAGTTACTTTGCTTTATCTAATGATTTAGAATCAGTAAGTTATTCGTCTATTCGACAAGGTGCATTAGAAGAGAGAGATAACTATCGGAATCTACAGAACTTTATGATTGATCATTTTGTTCGTGTTATATATGACGAATGGTTGTCAGCAGCCATGGAGATAAACTCTTTTGGTATTCCTGTAAGACAATACGATAGATTTTCTGAAGCAGCAACATTCCGTGGTAAAGCTTGGAATTGGGTTGATCCGCAGAAAGAAATGAACGCTGCTGTCTTAGGTCTAAAAACAGGTGTGTTAAGTTTATCAGATGTCGCATCGCAATATGGAAAAGATATAGAAGAATTGACGTCACAGATAGCAAGAGACAAAGATGTAGCAGAACAATATGGTATATCCTACGCATTTGAACCATATGGAGCAAACACAAATGCTGTAGATCCAGAGATTGTAGGTGAAGATAGTGGCGATAATTAACGGTGTAGAAATCAACACAATACCTACTGAGGGCATGGTTGAAGAAGCTATCCGAGGGTTAGAGTGGCGTAAAGAACACGGAAGAGGTGGGACAGAAGTAGGGGTTGCCAGAGCGCGTGATATTAAAAATAGAAAAGAATTGTCACCCGATACTATTAAGCGTATGTTCTCCTTTTTTAGTAGACATGAAGTTGACAAAAAAGCAGAAGGATTTAGACCTGGGGAAGATGGTTATCCAAGTGCTGGTAGGATAGCATGGAGTCTTTGGGGTGGAGATCCAGGGTTTACGTTTTCTAAGAAGGTTGTAGCGCAAATAAATAAAGCAGAGGAAAGAGCAATGAAACGAGAAGAGATCAGAGATGATGTATTTACCACAGAAGAAGAAGCAGAAGATAGAGCGCGCGAGATAGGGTGTGTTGGTAGTCATTCGCACGATGAGGATGGTAATATCGTTTATATGCCATGTGAAACACATGAAGAATACATTGAGAAAACAGGGCAAGATGTACGATACGATTATGATGACGAAGACGAAAGATCACCTATCACTGGTTCGGTGCGTGAAGGTTTAGCAAAGAAGGTATCTGATCATAACGAAAAAGTAGGTAATGTTACATCGAAAAGAACTAATTTAAGAACACTGAGTGCTGTATTTAGGCGCGGGGTGGGAGCGTACAAAACTAATCCGGGTTCAGTACGTCCGACAGTAAAATCACCAGAACAATGGGCTTACGCAAGAGTCAATTCTTATCTATATGCTCTACGTAATGGCAAGTTTAGGGGTGGTAAGCATGACACTGATCTATTACCAAAAGGTCATCCAATGTCATCCAAAGACAGAGCAATGGAAGAAAACTTAGATTTGAAGGACTTTATTATGGAAAACGAAAGCGAAGTCATTGTAAATGATGGCGTTAAAAACGAAACCGTTGATAGGGAGCATGAAGCCGAAGTCAAGCATAGAGCAATGGCAATGGAAATGTCACCTATTGACGAAGATAACAGGACAGTAAGAATGGCGATAAGTTCCGAAGAACCTGTCGATAGATCATTCGGAAAGGAAATATTAGATCACAAGCGAGACTCAATAGATTTGTCGTTTTTAGCTAGTGGTCGCGCTCCTCTGCTTATGGATCATGATCAGAATAAGCAGATTGGAGTTATAGAATCAGTAGATCTTGATGAGGATGCGCGCAGACTACGCGCTAAAGTTCGCTTTGGAAAAGGTGAAATGGCTCGTGAAGCATTTAGTGATGTTGTTGATGGCATTAAGGCTAACATATCTGTTGGCTATGCGATTAATAAAATGGAACGGGATAACAAAGATAAAACCACATATCGTGCTAAATCTTGGCGTCCCGTGGAAGCAAGTTTAGTGTCTATACCAGCCGATATGACAGTCGGAGTTGGACGGTCAAACGAGCCTCTAAAAGAACCCGTAATTAAAACTGCAACTAGAGAGGAAAACACTATGTCAGAAGTTGATATGGATGCGGTTAAGAAAGAAGCTCAACAAGCCGCGAGGAAAAATCACTCAGAAATTGTTGAACTAGGTGCAAGGCATAACAAGTCCGATATGGCTAATAAAGCAATCGCGGATGGGAAGTCTATTGAAGAGTTCCGTGGCGAGTTGTTAGAAGTTATCGGATCTGATCGTGCTTTGGAAAGTCAAGACATTGGTATGGACACGACAGAAATCAAAAGATTTAGTCTTGTTAGAGCTATCAAAGCTCTTGCTAATCCAATGGATAAAAGAGCGCAAGAAGATGCGGCATTTGAATTTGAATGTTCAAGGGCTGCTTCTGATCAGTATGGTACTAATGCACAAGGCATTATGTTACCAGCAGAAGTGCTAAGAACTTGGAAGCGTGACATGAACTCATCGGACGACTCAGCGTTGTTCACAGATGATTTCCGTGGTGGCGATTTCATTGATGTTCTTAGGAACTCTTCGTCTGTAATGCAAGCTGGAGCTAGAATGTTAAGTGGTCTATCTGGTGATGTTAAGATACCAAAGAAGACTGCTGCTTCTACTGCATCTTTCATTTCGTCCGAAGGTGGTGCGGCTTCTGAGTCTGAAATGACTGTTGGACAAGTTTCAATGGTTCCTAAGACTTTAGGTGCGTTCACAGACGTTACTCGTCAGTTATTGATACAGTCAAGCTTAGACGTAGAAAGTCTCATACGAGATGATCTATCAAGGGCGTTAGGTACTGCAATCGATAAAGCTGGACTTGAAGGTAGCGGATCTTCTGGAAACCCAACTGGTATTTTAAACACAACTGGTGTAAATCAAGTAACAAACTTCGCAGCGGCAAATCCAACATTTGCTGAAGTTGTAACACTTGAGACTGCTGTTGCTACAGACAATGCTCTATTGGGTAACTTGTCATACATCTTGCCAGCATCAATGTACGGTGCGTTAAAGACTGTAGAGAAAGCAACTAACACAGCACAGTTTGTTGTTGAGCCAGGAGGAACCCTCAATGGTTACACAGGTATTGTTTCTAATCAGTGTACTGCTGGTAACTTGTACTTCGGTAACTTTGATGATCTGTTGATTGGTATGTTTGGTGGTATCGACATTACTGTTGATCCATATACTGCATCAACAACTGGTACTGTCAGAATCGTAGCGTTACAAAGTGTAGACGTAGCTGTACGTCACGCTGTATCGTTCGCGTTTGGTAATGACGGTTCTTAATTAATATAGGGGGGTTCGTCCCCCCTTTATTTGAGGTATTGTTATGAAATATGAAGTCGTAAAGAAATGTATCGTGGAAGGTCACGATTATGGCGTTGGCAAGACAGTGGAACTTTATAATCATGATGTTGCTGATCGTTTGATGAAGAACGGATACATTGTTCCACATGGAACATCACCAAAAGTTCACAATAAAAGTGTTGACGTAAAAAAAGACAATGTGAAGACAAGAAATAACGATGGTTGAAACCGCGAGTGACAGATTGATTATGTTGTCGGATTTTGGTGAGGACGTAGTATTTACGCCCGTAGGTGGTAGTGCATCTACAATAAAAGCAATCTTCGATAACATTTATCAGTCCGTAGAGGCGGGTGGATCGGTGGGCTTCGCCTTGACCCAACCAAAAATTATGGTGCGAACAGCAGACGTTCCAAGTATCGCGGAAGGCGATAATATAAATTTAAGGTCTACTAATTACACGGTAAGAGTCGTTATGCAAGATGGAACAGGAATGACAGAGATAGGTTTAGAAGCATAATGGCTCATGTCAGAAAGTTAATTAGAGATAATATTAAAACGACTATTACTGGATTGACGACAGTCGGAACAAATGTGTTTCAATCAAGAGTCTATCCCGTAGCTTCGCCAAAGTTACCGTGTATGATGCTCTATAGCAAAGACGAAATAGTTGAGTATCATTCCATAGGTAGTCCAAGACTACAGGAACGCACAGTAAACTTTACAATAGAAGTATTTGTGCGAGGATCTAGTGGTTATGATGATCAGATAGATCAAATATGTCTTGAAGTAGAAGAGGCGTTATATACAGATTTAAGTCGAGGTGGTAATGCTATTGAAACTAAAATTAGCAACTTCGATGCAGATTTCAATGGTGACGGAGATCAGCCCGTGGGTATAGCTACGTTAACTGTTGAAGTGCGATATCAAGTGCGTGAAAACAATCCAGATGTCGCTATTTAATGGCAATAGCCTAAACTAACAAACAGCGCAAAGGCGCGAGGAGTTTGAAATATGTCAACTTATGCTGGAGTAGGTGGCGCGGTTTTTAGTGGGACTAATGCCGTTGCTGAAATAAGAGATTGGTCATTGGAGTTAACAGGTGCAACAGCAGATTCTACTGTTATGGGAACCTCTGGAAGCTTTATGACTGTGAAACCAACACTCAAATCTTGGACGAGCTCTTTTAGTGTCATCTGGAATGATTCAGATAGCACTGGACAAGGAGCATTTGTGGAAGGAGCAGCAGTTACGCTTAATCTTTATCCAAGTGGAAATAGTTCTGGTCAAGTGAAGTGGTCTGGTGCTGCGATTGTTACTAGTGTAACAAAGAACGCATCTGTAGATGGATTAGTAGAAGCATCATTTACTGTAACTGGTAACGGAGCTTTAACTGAATCAACTGTATAACAGGGAGTAAAAAACCATGGGAAAGTTAATTGATACTGCGGTATCGCATTTTAATAACAAAGAGATAAGAAGTTTAAAAGTACCTGAATGGGAAACAACAATTTATTGTAAGAACTTATCTCTTAAAGATAAATCTGATTGGTATAATCGAGCAGATGGAGATAATACTGATTACCTGGTGTACGCTTTGATATTTGGTTGCACTGACGAAAAAGGGAAACACCTCTTTGACGTTGGTGATAAACACAGCCTTAAAAACAAAGTTGATCCAGAAGTTTTATCACGAGTGGCAAATTTTGTTTTGAGCGTTGCAACAGATGAAGAGGAACGCGAAAAAAACTAATTAATGACCAAGGTGAGATCACTGATTTATTTCTTATGTTTCAGTTAGCAGAACATCTTGGTCAACCACTCAACACAATATTAGAGATGACTGTTGACGAGTTTCAGCATTGGTTCACTTACTTCAGAATAAAAGCAAGTAAGGTAAAGGATAAAAATAATGGCTAAAATTGCAACTGCGGTAGTAGAAACAAAAGTTGTCGGCACTGATCAAGTACAAAGAGGCTTGAAAAATGTCGATAATGCTATGCACAGAACAGCAAATACCTCTAAATCAGTAAACAATCAATTAAGACTTATGCGCGGTGGATTTGGTCAAGTTGGACACCAAGTTCAAGACGTTGCTGTGCAATTACAAATGGGTCAGAACGCTTTGTTGGTTTTTGGACAACAGGGTGGACAGATTGCTTCATTGTTTGGATCTAAAGGAGCAGTCATTGGTGCGATTCTAGCGGTGAGTGCTGCTCTTGCCATGACGCTTGCTCCAAATCTATTTGTCGTTCGTGACAGAATGAAAGAAATGATAAAAGAAAGTGAAGAATCAGCAGAAAGTTTTAATAAGCTTACAGGCGCAGCAAAAGAATTTGCCAAAACCAAGTTAGAAGAACAATTAGAAGCAGAAAGAAAAGTTTTAGCAAAAGCTAACGACCAAGTTGAAGAAAGACAAAGAAGAGTAGAACAAGCAACTGGAGTCATTCTTGCTTTTACAGAAAGTGAAGAGGCGTACAACAAAAGAGTAGCGGAGGGTAGAGTTCTTCAACAAAAAGCAAATGCCGAAATAGAAAGATTACAGAAGATTTTGGAAGGTGTTGATCCTACATTTAATAAATTCATAGAGAATCAGAAAAAAGAAATAGAGCAACTCGGTCTGACTGAAAGAGAATTAGATATACTAGCTGTAAAACGTCTTAACATGAGTGATGCTTTAGAAAAAGAAGCTCTAGCTAATGTGAAACTTCTGCATGATGAAAAAGACAGACTTGAGGGTATAAAAGAAGCACAGAATGTAGAGAAAAATCGCGAAGAAACTGTAAAAAGATTTGTAGATCAACTTGAATTACAAATAGCCAAGATTGGAGCAACAAAAAAACAAATTGACGAATACACAATTTCGCAAATGAATCTAAATGACGCAGAGAAGGAACAAATTATGAATTTGTTAAATCTGCGAGAACAAAAGCAAAAAAATCAGGATATTGATGAAGATAAAGAAAAATTAAATACTAAGCAAATAGAAACATTTGATCGTTTAAATAAACAATTAGATGAGCAGTTAGTGAAATTTAGAAAAGGTGAGCAAGCATTAGATAATTTTAAAATAAGTCAAATGAACCTTACTGACGAACAAAAAAACGCACTGTTAACTAAACAACAATTAATACATGGTTATGAAGAAGAAGAACAAAAAATAAAAGATAATGCAGATGCAGCAGAAAAAGCATTAAGAGAATTAGAGAAGCAACAAGATCAATTTAGAGATGCGTACATGCCATTATTTAATGAATTTGGAGATGGTTTCGCAGATGCAATTACAGGCGCACAGAATTTCGCAGAAGCTATGAAGGGAGTAGCAAAAAGTGTGATTGATAGTCTAATAAGGATGGCTATACAAAAAATGATTGTAGATCAGTTATTTGCTGGCTTTATGAATATGTTTGGCCCTCAGCAACAAACTACAAGCTTAGGTAGTGCATTAAGTCAAGCTTCGAAAGCTGGTTTTGGTATCAAAGGATTTGAAGGGGGTGGTTTTACTGGTCACGGTTCACGATCTGGTGGCTTAGATGGTCGTGGTGGTTTTATGGCTATGTTACATCCAAACGAGACAGTCGTAGATCATACAAAAGGATCTGGTGGCGGTGTTGTCATACAACAAACAATAAATGTCACTACAGGCGTTCAACAGACTGTAAGAGCAGAAATAGCAACACTAATGCCACAAATTGCACAAGCTACCAAAGCCGCTGTTGCAGATGCTAGAATGAGAGGTGGTAACTTTAGTAAATCGATGGTAGGAGCGTAAGATGTCATTCCCTATAAATTTTCCGTCTGTTGGTGTGCAAAACATGACAATGCGATTACGTAGAGTAGTCGCTGTATCAGAATCACCATATACCCTGGATACACAAACATATACACATCAAGGAGCAAGATGGGAAGCTGAGATAAGCTTACCCCCTTTAACTCATTCAGAGGCTAGAGAAATAGAAGGTTTTATTGTTGGATTAAAAGGAATGGAAGGCACTTTCCGATTTGGCAATCCCATACATACTTCTTCATTATCTGGCTATTCCGTAAGTAGTGCAGCGATTAGAGCAGAACAATTTAATACAGGGACTTCTGGCGAGATCCCTGTAGGGACGCATTTTCAGTTACTTAATAGATTGTATATAACCACTAGCACAAAAGCGAATGGATCTGCTGTGCTTAAGTTTCAACCACCTTTGAGAGATGCCATTTCGTCATCGACAGCCTTGACATTTAATTTGCCTAAAACTAGTTGGAGATTAGCATCTAATGACATTGGATGGTCTATTAATCAAGCGTCATTATATGGTTTTAGTTTTGCTTGTGTGGAGGCTATATGAGTCGTACTTTATCATCTGGTATGTCGGATGAAGTAGTCAAAGCTGTTGTAAGACCGATATATTTAGTGACAATGAATTTTGACAACAGTGAATCCCCAAGTGAATTAAACGTATGGACAGGTATTGGTGATCTTACTTTTGACAGTAAAACTTACACTGGTTTGGGTGACTTACTATCTTTGAGTCCAATTACAGAAACTTCGGATATCAGCGCAGAAGGATTGAGTATTACCTTGACAGGCGTTAAATCATCTTTAATTTCTATAGCCAAAAGTCATGAATATCAAGGTCGCACTATTGAATGTTACTTGGGCGCTTTTGATGATAACGCTTCTTTAATTGCTGATCCAGTTTTAATCTTCTCTGGTTTTATGGACGTGATGACTATAAACGAGAGTGGAGAAACAAGCACAATAAACATTGCAGCGGAAAATAAATTGATACAGTTTGAGAAAACTAAAGTGCGTAGGTTTACGGCAGAGGATCAGAAAATTGACTATGCGACAGACAAAGGTTTTGAATTTGTTACTGCAATCGTAGAGAAAGAAATTATTTGGGGTAGAGCAACATTTTCTGCTGGTGGTTCAACTGGTGCTCAAACGCGAGGTGGGACTGGCAACGCAGTAAATGCCTAAAATACATTATGATTAAATTTGCACACGAATCTTTGTTAAATGTAAAAGAAGAAATGCAACCGTTGTTAGAAGAACATTGGGAACTCGTAGCCTTAAATAAAGATGTAATTAAACTGAATCCCGATTGGGAAAAATATTTAGATTATTATAATCAAGGATTATTGCATATCTTTACTGCCAGAAAAGAAGATAAGCTTATTGGCTATTGTGTTCTCGTTATAAGTCAATCTCTACATTACAAAGATCATCTATTTGCAAACAATGACGTTGTCTTTGTTTTGCCAGAGTACAGACAAGACGCGACAGGTTATAAACTGATAAAATATGCAGAAGAATATTGCAAGGATCATAATGTATCTTTGCTTAATATTAATACAAAAGTTCACTTACCGTTTGATTCTTTGATGGAATCAATGGATTACGTTCTGATAGAGCGAATATATAGTAAATGTTTTAGGTAATTATTATGGGCGTATCGTTATTAGCTGGATTGACCTCAGTAGCGGGTGGGATGATACAAGCTGGGAAATTTGCTATAGGGCTAGGTAAAGCACTAGGTTTTTTTGCGTTAGGTGCGGGTCTTTCTTTAGTTTCAAGAGCTTTAGCACCAAAGATATCTGACAAAACTCTGGGTGGTCAGACTGTCACAACAAGAGAACCAGCGGCTACTCGTAAAGTTATATATGGGCGTACAAGGGTTGGCGGTAACATTGTTTTTCTCGATACGGTTGGGAATGATAACGAGTTTTTATATCTTGTCATTGCTGTTGCTGGTCATGAAATTGACGCATACGAAAAAGTATTTTTTGATGACGAACTTATTTACGATTCTGCAAGTTATCAAAGCGATTGGGTAAACTATGTAGACATTGGGTTTTTCAAAGGTGATCAGAGCGATGCTGATAATAGTCGTGCAAATAATTTAGTTGATGCGAGTACCAAATGGACTGACGATCATAAGTTGTTAGACACTGCTTATATGGTCGTACGTTTAAAGTATGACCCAGAAAAGTTTACGCGTGGTTTACCTAATATATCTTCTGTAATCCGTGGTAAAAAAGTCTACGATCCACAAAAAGACAGCACAAGCGCGTCTTATGATGAAAATTTAGGCGTAAGCACACATCGTATTAACGATTCTTCAACTTGGCAGTTTAGTCAAAATCCAGCCTTATGTATCCGAGATTATTTAACAGACGTAAAATATGGACTTGGAGAAACACCTACAAACATCGATGTCACTTCCTTAAATACAGCGCAAAATGTATGTAATCAAACTGTCTCGCTTACTGCTGGTGGTACGCAAGCTCGTTATACTTTAGATGGTGTCGTAGACACTGCAAATACTCTAGCTGACAACATAGAGTCTATGTTAGGTTCCATGGTCGGTAGACTTATTTTTTCCAGTGGTAAGTTTGAATTACACGCTGGATCATATGTTGCACCGACAGTAACGATTGATGAGAGTATGGTGATCGGTGATATCACAGTTAGGACAAAGCAATCTCGTAGATCTCAGTACAATGGTGTCAAAGGTGTATTTTCAAGCGAAGAAGATAATTATGTTTTGGCTGATTACCCAGCAGTTAGGGATGCTTCTTTTGCAACACAAGATGGAGATACTATCAATTTAGACCTTACATTACCTTACACAACAAATAACGTGAGGGCGCAGAGAATCGCTAAGTTAGTTTTAGCTAGGTCAAGACAACAAGAATCAATTACTATCCCATGCAATCTTAAAGCGTTTAAATTTAAGATCGGTGACAATATCAATGTCACCAATACAAGGTTAGGGTATTCATCAAAGATATTTGAAGTTGTCGGCTATTCCATGGATTTCTCATCTACAGGTCAAATGATCATCAATGTGGAAGCAATCGAGACAGCATCTACAATATATGATTGGACTCCTAACAGTGATGAGCAAGCGTTTCTCATACCTGGCGATGTGCAAATCTATGATGGTTCTGAAGTTAGTGCGCCAACAGTACCACAAGCCACAGCAAGAACTACAATTAACGCAGACGGTACTATCACACCAGAGATTGTTGTAAGTTGGACTCCAGCAAGTGATCCATTTATTGATCGTTATCGAGTTTCATATACCGTGGATAGTCAGACTTACACACAGGATGTTAAGACATCACCGCTGATAATAAGTCCTGGTATACCAGGTAAAACGTATTCCATATCTATTCGATCAGTCAATGAGAGTAATAATTTATCTTCTCCTATCACGGCATCTGCTACGATTACAGACGATACGTGCCCTAAGAATCCAAGTATATTTAAACATAACGACACAAACTTAGATCCTGTTAGTGTATCTACATTTACTAACACGATTGCGGGTCGTGCGCCAAAAGACAATGATATCGTCATTAAGACAGACACTTCTACCACGCCAAACACCAGTAGAGTTTTTACATTTGACGCGACTAGTGATACCTTTACAGAATCAACTACATTCATTACAGGAGATCTTGTAGTAAGTGGATCTCTATCTGGTGACGCGGTAAACGCTGCAACAAAACTTACGGTAGGTAGTGGACCAGCTACTACTGTTTTAGATGGACAAACAAACGCAAACTTCTCTATTTTTTCTGGTGCAGATGTATCTAACAATGCAAGTTTTAGAGTAGATAAAACTGGTGTCATTGAAGCGACACGATTAAAAATACGTGACGATGCTAACGGACAGATATTGTTTGATACAAGCAATACAGACAATCCATTGTCGGGTGTTGTATTGTCAGATATTTCTGTTGCATCTGGTACAAGTGTAGGTAGTGTAGGTGGTCATTTAGATAATCAGACAGATGAAATCACACTAACAACCACAACAAGTAATGAGACATTCACGTTCACTACAAAAGTAGCAATAGACGATAACGATGGTTCGACAAACAACATAGGTGGTGCGAGTACAACTTCTACGGCAGATGCAGAAAATCAACTTATCGGTTCAAGTCTGTTAATAGAATATTCAAGGAAAGAATCTGGTGGTTCATATAGCGTTGTAAACACGCAAACAATTACTTTTACGTCTAGCACACCATCATCGAGTCAAATACAAGTTAATGGAATTGATAGAGGTGCATCCCATAGTGGCGCACTTACTAGATACTTTGCAATAGTACAAGCTGGTGGAGCTTGTGAAATTGACCCTTATTTCAGCACTGTATCTAACGCGAATCGAGCTAGAACTTATGCAGTAAGTTCAGCTACAATAAATTTCTCATCGTCTGGCACTTATCACCTTAAGGTTGGCGCAAGATTAGTAGTGTCTGGAACGACAACAGATATTAGTCCTAGTACGACTCCACCACTATCAAACAATCAAGCAACAGGTATTGTTTTAGACACCGCACAAAGTCCATTGAATCAATCGTCTTTACAAAACTTCAGACGATTGTATGAAATTACATCTACCGCAAATAACTTGGTCGCACTTAGCGCAGATGATACCTATCGAACTGGTGCAACAAGCTTATTGATTACTGGTGGTACGATTGATGGGAATTTAGTAATCACAGGTAATTTAGATGTACAAGGTACGCAGACAATCATTGATTCAACTACTGTCGAAATATCTGATCTAAATATTACGCTTGCGAAAGATGCGACAAACGCTGCACAGGCAAATGGAGCTGGTATTACTATCGCGGGATCAAATGCAGAATTAAAATATTTATCTAGCGGTGATAAGTGGACTGTCAACAAAGATCTTTCTACAAGCGAAGAGATTGCACTAGCAGACACCAAAAAACTTAGATTTGGCAATAAAACAGATAACAACGGTAATGTCATAGGTGATTTGCACATTTATCATGATGGATCTGATTCTTACGTAGAGGATGCTGGTGAAGGTAGTCTACTTATTAAATCAGATGGTTTAGGTGTAAAAATCCAAAGCGCATTTGGTGGGACGTTATATGATGCAGTGCAATTTACGGGTGTAGGCACTGTATTTCAAGTATTAGGACAAACTAAGTTAACAACAACCTCCACAGGCATCTCAATTACAACTAATGCTAATTTCCCTGACGATGGTAAAGCGATTTTTGGTGCGGGTGAAGATTTAACAATTTTTAGTAACGGTTCGCATGGTTTAATTAAAGCGGGTAACGATAGTGCTGATATTCGCATTGAATCTGACTCAAGAATTGTTTTATGTGATAGAGGATTTAATGAATCATTTGCAATTTTCAACGATGATGATGATGTCAAATTATTTCATGATGGAAGTCAAAAGTTTGCAACAACATCTGGCGGTATTCAGGTAACGGGAGATATAAGCAACGCCTCAGGTGACTTTAACTTAGACGTTGTAGGAGACATCTCGCTTGATGCTGGTGGGGGAGACATATTATTAAAAGATGACGGAACATGGTTTGGCTTAATAGCCAATACAAGTAGCGATTTGGTTATCAAATCTATCATACAAGATAAGGACATCATCTTTAAAGGTAATGACGGAGGATCAAATGTTGATGTTCTAAGATTTGATATGTCACAGGCCGGTGAAGCAGATTTCAATAGTGCCATAAAAGTAGCAGGTGGTATTGTTGCACATCAAACAAACAGAGGTGTCTTGGAATACGCATCAAACGTTTTCAAGATGCGATCTTATGGTGCTACCTCTGGAAGCGGCTCAATAACGCTTTCAACAGGTGGAGGAGGTAATAATGCTGATACGGTTGCTCTTACATTAGATAGCAACCAAAACGCCACATTCTCAGGTTCTATTGATTCTGGAAACATAACATCAAGTGGAACGATCAATATGAACACAGATAGTGCCGCTTTATTTTTGGGTGCTGACATTGATATGCGTTTAACGCACGATGGTTCAAATGGAACATTAAG